CAGATTGGAAGCACTCTTAATAAATCCATAAAAACAGCACACTCTTGTGACACAGATTATATAGTGAGTGGTGCTGTGAAAATGTATGCTCATATAACTCAAGGAACACCTATTGTTAACAATAGTTTAAATTCTAGTTCTCATACAGATAGTGGAACAGGTATATCTGATATTGCTTTTATAAATAATATGTTTGACCAATTTTTTACAACTACAAGTGGTGGAAGAAATACAGGTAATTATGTTCATTTTACTGTATTAGCTGCTGATGGAAGCACTAGTCAAGCAAGGGCACAAAGTTTAATTAATGCAAACACAGGAGAAGACAGTGCAGACCTAAGTATACAAGTTGTGAGTGATTTGGCATAGGAGATATGATGACAATAGAAACACCAGAATTTCAAGGCACACATCTTTGGGATAGATTGTGTTGGGCAAAAGAGAAGTTAGAGCCTTATAGAACAGAATATTGTGTTGTATGGGAAGACCCAGAGACACCTGATGAACCTGCAAAGGTTACACATCCTGACCCTAATTGGATGGCTTGTGCATTACAAGGTGGTATTTTGCCTCCTGTTGAGGCATATTGGGAGTTAAAGAAAGACGAAGACAAACCAGATTTTGTAAAACATACAAGAGGTTACTTGTTGCATAATACAAAGCCTATTGAGGCAATGACAGAAGAAAGAGCTATAGAATATTTAATTATGAAAGATATTCCACAAAGAGTGTGGAGAGATTATGATAAAGCAAAGCACTAGAGTATGGCGAAATGCTTGGAAGATTAACGAAGAACTAACCATACAGAAAGATGAGGTGGCTTAAATGACAACCAACATAGTAGATAAAGATGGTAATACTATTGCAGCATCAGACGCAACAGTGCCATCAGATAGACATTTCAGAAATGCTTGGACATTATCTGGTAAAACAATAACAGAAGATCTAGCTGAATCTAAAAAGATTTTTCAAGATAAGATTAGAGAAGTTAGAACTCCGTTATTAGCTGAAGAAGATGTAGTCTATATGAAAGCACTTGAAGCTGGAGATAGTTCTGCACAAGCAGCTAGTGTTACTAAGAAAAAAGCATTAAGAGATGCACCTGCTGCAAAAGCAATTACAGATGCAGATACTATTGCTAAGTTAAAAGCAGCTTGGGATACAAGTGTATTAGGTGATAGTCCATACGCATAGGAGTAACGGATGGCTTTAACGAAAGTAACAGGTGCAGGTGTAGGAACATTAGATTCTGCTACAATTACATCAGCAACAATTACCAATCAATTGACAGATGCCAATATGTCAGCAGGAAGTGTGATACAAGTTGTACACAATTCAAATGCTTCTGATGTAGCGCTTACAAATGATACCAGTACATTTAGCACTGCTATTACAGCGGACATTACCCCAAGAGCAACTTCTAGTAAAATTTTAATACTTTTAGAAGGTGCTGGTGATGTTCAAAATGGAAATTATAGAGCATTATACTGGAGGATATTAAGAGACAGCACACAAATAAAAACAATGTCGTATCATATGTATAACTCTAATGAACAAAAACATAATATTGATGCCATTACTTTACATACTCTTGATTCTCCAAGCACCACATCTCAAATAACATATTCAATACAAGCTAGACATACTTCAGGATCTTCTACATCAGGAACTTATAACGGATATGTTAATAGATATAATACAACAAGAGTTACACTTTTTGAAATAGCAGGATAACTATGATTGAAAACGTAAAGATAATGGAGGCAATAAGATCTTTAGGAGTAGACTGTTTTAGTTTGTCAGGACACCCTACAAATGAGGCTGAATTTTTATCTATGTATCAAGAAAAGACAGGAAAGGATTCTAATAATACTGCTATTATGTCATCAGACAAATCTGATTTCTCTGTTACATGGTCACAAGTTACATCTAAAGTTACTGAATTAAAAACTATACATGATAATAATAAATACCAAAGAGATAGAGAAATAGCTTATCCATCCATAAAGGATCAATTAGATGATTTATACCATAATGGTATTGATGGTTGGAAAAAAACAATTAAAACAGTAAAAGACAAATATCCGAAAGGTTAAAATATGCCATATATAGGTCGTTCAGAAAATTTTGGTGTAAGAAGTAGGTTTCAATATCAAGCCACGGCTGGACAAACTAGCTTTAGTGGATCAGATGCCAACTCACTATCACTAAGTTACACCGATAGTCTTTATATGGATGTATATCAAAATGGCATATTGTTAGTGCCGGGTGATGACTACACTGCAACAACTGGTACAACTGTTGTATTAGTCCAAGCGGCAAGTTTGAACGACATAGTAGAAATGGTCGTGTATGATACTTTTTCTGTAGCAAACTCTTATACAAAAACAGAAGCAGATACGAGGTATCCTTTCAAGGGCAACAATAGTATTATAAGATTAAACGGACAAACAATAAGTGCAGACATTACAATAGACAGTGATGAGAATGGTGTAAGTGGAGGTCCTATAACACAGTCAGCAACAGTCACTGTTAATGGCTACTGGAGTATTGTATGACAAGTCAATTAAATGTAGATACCATTGTAGATAAAGCAGGGTCAAGTGGACCTTCTTTGCCTAATACAACTACAATAAAAATGGGTAATACTTCAACCTATGTGGGAGATGGAGGTAGTGGTACTCAAAATACTGTGCAAAGTTTGGTTAAGTGTTGGTTTTTGGACAATGAGGGTGGCACAGGTTTAGATAGTTTTAATGTAGCTAGTGCTACAGACAATGGCACAGGCGATTATACCAAAACTTTTACAAATAACTTTTCTAGTGACAATCTTTCTGCACCCGGCTCTTGTGCTCAAGATACAAGTTTTTTTGTTATAAACCGAGCTCGTGCAACTAGCTCTGTAACACATAAAAATATAATGCACGATAATTCAGGTTCAGATGGTAGACAAGCATCAGTAGTTTGTGGAGATTTAGCATAATGGCTAGTGAACTTAAAGTAGATAAATTTTCAGGTGTAACCACAGCAGGTTCTATATCTGTTATAGGTGAAGGCAATAGTACAACAACTAATCTGCAGCAAGGGTTAGCTAAGTCGTGGTGGCAAATAACAGGTGTTTCAACTGCTTCTTTGAATGACAGCTTAAATGTTAGTAGTTTTGAGGACAAAGGCACAGGTCATTATATGCCTACTTATACAAACCCAATGAACAATACTACTTATTCATTCTCAGGTGGGAGTGGTTGGGATGTAGGTGGAACAAATTCTACATATAACGGACCGGATAAAGATGAAATCGTAACCACTGTAATAGAGATATACCATGTTAACGCCAGTGACGCATCCACAGACGCTAACTTATCAATGGGTTCAGTACATGGAGACCTCGCATAATGGCTAGTATATTAAGAGTAAACACATTAACAGATGCAAGTAGTAATAACTCTACTGCTATGAGTACCATTAATCAAGGTACAGCTAAAAGCTGGATACATTTTGAAGGAGATGGAACTATTGCAATTTCAGATAGTTTTAATGTCTCGTCTATAGCAGATGTTACTACAGGAACTTATACTGTTAATATTAATAATGATATGAGTAATGCAGTTTATTCAGCTACTCAAAGTGGAATACATGACGGAGGTTCTTATACTGGATACTTAGCTATTGGGCATGATACACCACCTACTGCATCTGCTATAGAAGTTCATCTTATGAATCCGGGAAATCAAGCAAGGATAGATGGTGAATTTCTTTGTAACGTAATACACGGAGACCTAGCATGACCAAAGCAGCAGAATTAGCAAAGATGGGTGAAGTTATAACCAATGACCAAATTGGTGGGCGAAGGAATATGATTATAAATGGTGGTATGCAGGTGGCACAGAGAGGAACGTCTCTAGCGATGGCACATGACGGCAATACTGCTAATTTCTTAATAGACAGATACCAATTATTATTTGGGGGTTCTCCATCATCACTTGATGGTACTTATGCACAAGTTGCTGACCACCCTTTGAGTGCTAATGGAAAATCATTAAAGTGGACAACTGGAACAACAGAAAGTGCTATAGCCGCTGATGAACAGCTTTTTATTGTGCATAAAATTGAAGCACAAGATTTACAACATCTTAACTTTGGAAGCTCTAATGCTTTAACAACATCACTTTCTTTTTATGTAAAATCTTCTATAACTGGAACATTTTCAATTAGTTTACGTAAAGACGATACAACAAAAAGAATATCAAATAGAACTTATACAATAAATTCTGCAAACACATGGGAGAAAAAAACTTTTACTTTTACTGGAGATACAGACTCAGGTGCAGAAATAGTTAATGACAATGGTGAAGGCATTAGAATAATGTGGCATTTAATGGCAGGTTCAAATTCTGTTGGTGGAGGTAATTTTACTAGTTGGAAAGACTATGCTGCTGATGATTTTGCAGCAGGACTAGCAACAAATGCTATTGCAACAACTTCAGGTGCAACATGGCAACTTGCAGACTGTCAATGGGAAGTAGGCTCACAAGTCACACCATTTGAGCATAGGTCATATGGAGAAGAATTACAGCTTTGCCAAAGATATTTTGAAATAATGTTTAGAGGTAGTAATGCACAAAATGGGACACAAAAAACAACTGTAGGTGCTGGAGTTTGGTATGGAGCAAATCAAGTTTTAGCAACAATGTTATATTCTCCTAAAAGAGCGCAACCAACAATAACTCAAAGTGAAACTGGTGCTTTAGGTGCTTATGGCAATGCTTATTTTAGAACTTCAACCGATTCTACACCTTTTGATTCTATTACTGAAACAGGTTGTAGATTAAATATAGAATCTTTTAATGCTAGTGGTACAGCAGGTGACGGGGTATTTGCAATGTTAGTTAACCCTAATTCTAGTAGTGTATCAATAGATGCAGAATTGTAGGAGAGATTATGAATATTACATCAGCACAATATAAAGTTGATTTAGATGGCAAAACAAAGGTAGGTATAAAAGCAAAAATAGATGGAATATGGTGTGTTGTACCACTAGATCTTGCCAACAGACACTACATGGCAATCCAAGAATGGGTAGCTGAAGGCAACAAGATAGAGGATGCTGATTAATGTTGGGTCACGCTGCCATAGCAGAAACTGCTCTTGCTGATGTAGGTGGCGTTTTACAAGTAGCAACAGCAGAGATGAGCGGTGTCTCATCTGCAAGTTCTGTAGGTGTAGGAGAGCTTGTAGGTGTTGCAACACTAGATGCTAACTTTACAAAGACCACGGCTGGTATTTTAATAACTGGTGGTGCTAATGCAGATTTAAGTTTTGATTTTACACAAACTACAGAAGATATAAAAATTGTAAACTTTATAGATGCGGTTTTTACAACAGAGTTTACACAAACAACAGATGGCATAGCAATTCGTGTTACATCAGTATCAGCAGATTTAAATTTTACAAAAACAGCATCAGGAGATATAATGTTTGTAGACGTTGTAACAGATGCTACAACTGAAACATATACAGAGATTACACCAAGTGGTGCAGAGACTTGGACAGAGATAACGCCATCAGGCACAGAAACTTGGACAGAAATACAGTGAGGTAAACATGGCAAGTACATATACATCAAATACTGGAATAGAAAAAATAGGCTCTGGAGAGCAGGCTGGTACTTGGGGTAATACCACAAATAATAACCTTGATATAATTGATAGAGCTTTAAATGGAGCCGTAACATTAACAATTACAGGTAACACAACTCTTACAACGAGTGACGGTACATTATCAAATGGTCAGTTTAAAATTATAATATTAGCAGGATCTCCATCAGGTGCATTCAACTTAACAATAGACCCTAACGATCAGCAAAAATGGTATTTTATTCAAAATAGCAGTGGTCAAACTGCTACAGTAAAGCAAGGTGGTGGTAGTGGTAGCACAGTTGCAGTTGCTACTGGACTAACAGCAATACTTTTTGCAGATGGCACAGGTGCTAATGCTAATGTAACATCTATTGCGCCTACAGATTTAGTTGCAGATCCGACTCCCCAGCTTGGAGGAGACTTGGACACGAATGGAAATGCAATACTGTTTGGCTCTAGTAAATGGGCAATATCATTAGATACTGGAGATAACGAGTTATTATTTAAATATAATGGCACAACAGTTTTTAAATTGGGGTCTAATGGTGCAGTAACATCAGCTAATAATGTAACAGCGTTTGGAACAAGTTTATAATGACATTACAATCTAGTGGTGCAATATCATTATCAGATATAAGAGATGAGTATAATAATGGCTCATCTGCCCCTATTTTGTTAAACGATTACTACAGAGGTGGCTCTTTAGTAAGAGCAAACGCATCTAATAATACAGCAACTAATTTATCAGCAGATGTGCCTACAAGTGCCAATAGCAGCCCTTTATCTATTAATGATTTTTACGGACAAACAAGAGCTTTTAGAAAAACATTTGTTGACGGTCAAACAAATCAAAGTGCAAACACTATATTCGGAGATGATTTTGCTGTAAATTATCCAAAACAATTAATAATAAATTCATCAGAAACTCTTGGTGCAACTAGCACATCTAACGCTGCTTTAACTATAGAAAGTAATGGCGCAGGTTCAATTACTATAACTAACAATGGCAACATAGAAGGTGCAGGTGGTGCGGCAGGAGTAGCAGGTGGCAATGCTCTTCAAGTTGATGGCAGTGTTGCGGTAACTCTTGTTAATAATGGCGCAATCAAGGCCGGTGGTGGTGGAGGTGGCGCTGGAGGCGCTGGTGGTAAAGGTGTTTTTACAGCTAACGCTACGTTTTCAAGTTTAGTGGATCAAGGTGGTGGTGGATCATCTACACCACAAAATAATTCTCCAAGTTGGTTTACTACCTATGGTGGTTCTGGAAATAATTTAGATGGAGTTGGCGTTGTAGGTGACAGACTATGGGGTGGTATTGGAGGGCAATTTGGCAGAGGTATCAATCCATCACAGTTTGATTTAAATTCTTTAGGTGGCGCAGGAACAGGTCTTTCTGGCCTCTGTGCCAATAGAGGTCCCATTTATTTTTCTGCACAAACTAATACAACTGGTGTTTATACTGTTACAGCTAATATTAGTTCTCAATATGGAAGTGGGTATGGAACACCACAAATTTCTGTAAGCACAAGCACATCAAGTTCTGGTACTTTAGTTTCAAACAGTGGCACAGCAGGCATCACTGAATCGACAACTACATATTTCACTGTTTTCGGCACAACTGCTCATCAAGGAACAAATTCACCAAACTTCTATTATAATTCGTTGAGTGGTTCTGTTTCTGGTACTTGTTTAGCTACACAAGCTGGTGGATCTGGAGGAGCAGGTGGTGTAGGACAAGGCTATAATCAGTCTGCTGCATCTGGCTCAGGTGGTGGATCTGGCTCTAACAATGCAGGCGCTGGTGGAGCAGGCGGCGCTGGTGGAGCGTTTGGTGCTGCTGGTTCAAGTGGATCTACAGGAGGTAATGGCAGTGGATCATCAGTTAGCTTTCCAGCTACTGCACCAACAAATGGATCAGGTGGTAGTTCTGGTGGAGCATCTGGTAAATCAATACAAGGTTTTAGTAATGTGACATCAAGCGGTAGTGGATCTTTAACTGGAGGTACAGCATAATGCCTTTAAATAAAATAGTATTTAAATCAGGTATTGCATCAGACATTACACCTTACAGTAATGAAGGCGGTTTTGTTGATGGCGATAAAATAAGATTTAGATTAGGTTCTCCAGAAAAGATAGGTGGTTGGGAAAAGTTTAGCCCTAATACATATTTAGGTAGCGCTAGAAGATTACATAACTGGGTTGCTTTGGATGGATCTGATTTTATGGGTATTGGCACACACTTAAAATATTACATAGAAGAGGGTCAAACATTTAGTGACATAACCCCTATAAGAAATATAACAGCTGCTGGTGATGTAACATTTGCAGCAACTAATGGCTCCACTACAATAACTGTTACAGACCCTGCTCATGGAGCAAATGAAAATGATTTTGTTACATTTTCTGGCGCTGTTAGTTTAGGTGGTGTAATAACAGCCACAATATTAAATGCAGAGTTTCAAATAACATCATTGATAAGCTCTAACGCTTATACAATAACATCTAGCGTTGCAGCTAACTCTTCCGATACAGGAAATGGCGGTAGTAGTGCGAAAGGTACATATCAATTAAATGTTGGATTAGATGTAACAGTTGGTGGCACAGGATGGGGTGCAGGACAATGGAGCGGAACAACATCTAACGCTTTGGCAACACAGTTAAATGAAGCATTAGATGCAAGTGAAACTGGTGTGGATGTTGATGATGAAACAGGTATTACAGATTCTGGAGATGTTATACTTGTAGAAGAAGAGCTTATGCTTGTAGCAGGAGACACTGACGATAACACTTTAAATGTTACAAGAGGCCACAGCGGTACAACTGCGGCGACACATGCAGATAATACTTTAGTTAGATTAGCAAAAGGCAACACAGATACAGCTAATGATTTTGTTGGATGGGGCAATGCCGCATCGGTTACAACACCCGGTGCGCAAATAAGAACATGGTCACATGATAACTTTGGAGAAGATTTAATAATAAATCCTAGAGATGGTGGATTATTTTATTGGGACAAAACAGATGGTTTAGGAAATAGAGCGGTAGAACTTAGTGCTACAAGTACATTTTCAGGAGAAACAAGTGTTCCAACAATAGCTAAACAAGTTCTTGTCTCAGACCAAGATAGGCATGTTATTGTTTTTGGTTGTGATGGATTAGGAGCTACGCCTACAACATCACAAGGTGATGGGGTGCAAGATCCATTGTTAGTTAGATTCTCATCACAAGAAAATCCTGTTGATTTCTTTCCAACAACTACTAACACAGCAGGAGATCTTAGGTTAGGTGGTGGCTCTACATTTGTTCAAGCTGTAGAAACAAAAGAACAGATATTAGTTTTTACAAATAAAACTTTACACGCAATGAGGTTTATAGGTCCACCATTTACTTTTGGTATTAAAGAATTATCAAAGAATATAACAATAATGAGTCCATCATCAGCTATAGCTATAGATGATAATGTTTACTGGATGGGTGTAGATACATTTTATATCTACTCAGGGCAAACACAGCAGTTGCCATGTACTGTAAAAGACAAGGTATTTCTTGATTTAAATGTCGAAGAGAGAAACAAAGTGCATGTTGGTGCTAATACAGAGTTTAGTGAAGTATGGTGGTTTTATCCTAGTGCAAGTAGCACAGAGATAGATAAGTATGTAATATATAATTATTTAGAAAATATATGGTATTTTGGCTCTCTTGTAAGGCAAGCATGGCTTGATAGAGGCATAAGATCACTGCCAATAGCCACAGGCGGTCAGCATTTATTTAATCATGAAACTGGATTTGACGATGATGGCAGTGCTATGACATCATTTGTTGAGTCTGCACCTATGGCTTTAGGTGGCGCAGAAAGATTTGCATCTATAAATAGAATAGTTCCAGATATTAGTTTTGCAGGATCTACATCAATTAACCCACAGGTTGATTTTACAATAAAAGCAAGAACACACTCAGGGTCTGGATTTACACAAACTGATGATAGCAACACATCACAGAGAACAGCCACTAATCCTGTAGAAGTATATACAGAAAAGCTAGACGTTAGAGTTAGAGGCAGAACATTCGCTCTGCGTGTTGAGGCATCTGAGATAGGTACAAAGTTTAAATTAGGATCACCTCAAGTGAATATTGTGCAAGATGGAAGAAGATAATGTTAGTTACAAGTATACCACAATATGTTCAGGGTTTAACAAATGCAAAGTTAGATTTAACTACAACTGATGAAACAACTTTATATACAGCACCAACTACAGCGGATTTTAACGCATCTGTGGTAAATAGCATAATAATATCTAATGACTCTGGTAGCTCAGATACAATAACCATTACTATTACTAATGGTGCCAATGTTTTTAGTTTATTCAAGGTTAAAGCAGTTGCAGCAAATACGTCTATAGAATTATTAACAAGAGATTTAATCTTACAAGAAGGTGAGATATTAAAGGCAACAGCAGCTACCGCTGATAGATTACATGTAGTTGCAAGTATACAAGAGTTTGCAATACACAGAACGCCACAGGTAGATTTATAATGACAGCATTTGCGTTGGCATGTTATCTTGGTGGCGTGGCGCAGGGAGCTATATATTTTAAATCAGTTGCAGATTGTATATATTATACGAAGTATTTAAATGAACAGCAG